TGCGCGAACAGGCGGCGCTGGCCTGGGGTGACGTGCGCGAAGGGTTGGGCAAGGTCCTACTGCCCAGTTACAAGACGGCCTTCGAGACAATTCGGGACTACCTGAAAACCAACCAGCGTGACATGGAATCGTGGGCCAATGGCACGCTGGCGATCCTGGGCGCCGTCGCCGACGCCTACGCGACGGTTCAGCGGGGCTTCGCCGATCTGGCGGAAAAGACGCTCGGCGATAATGAGATCATCAGGGCGGCGAAAGAAGCGTATCGGAACGAGGCGGGCGATACAGGTGCCTTCACCGAAACATTCGTTGCGGGCCCCGGCGGAGGTGGGGTGGATATTGTCCCTCCAAAGGATCCATTCGGCGGGCAAAAAGGCGACGGGATGAAACGCTACCAGGCCATCCTAGCCAAAATGCGGGCCGAACAGCAGGGCGTCGTCGCGGACCGGGAAACGCTGCGGTTGGAGATCGGCAACCGTCCCCCGATGACGGGCGGCTATGCCCTGCCGACGTTTGGCGAAGGCGGGATGGCCCCGGGGGAGACGGCGGACGGGGGTAGTGATGCGGTAGAGGACGCCCAGCAAACCACGACCGATATCGCGGCGGCGTATCGCGCGATGTTTGCGGACATGGACGAGAGCACGGAAGAATCGTTCAAGGTGCGGCAGGGCCTGCTCGAATTGGAGCGGGACAAGTACGTGACGGCTACCAAGGACAAGGCCACGGTGTTGCGCTGGTTTGCCGAGCAGGAAAGGAAGTTGGCCGAGGAGCAGGCGATCGCCACCGGCGGGTTATTCGAGGGGTTCGCGGCCCAGACCGAGAAAATGCAAATCGAACTGCAGACGGCCGGGGAGAACGGGGCCGAGCTGGCGGTGGTTTTGCGGGACGGGGTAGGCGGGGCCCTGGCCGACGCGGTGCTTGAGGGGAAGAAACTCAATGACATTCTCAGTTCCGTCGGCCGCAGCCTGGCGCGGACGGCGCTGAACCAGATAGGTAACGAGTCGGCGACCTGGCTGATGGCCGCCGGGAAAACTCTACTGGGCGGGCCGGGCGGCGGGCGCGGAGAAACGACCACCCCCGGCGACTTCGGCGACGTGGACGCCGATATCAAGCCGAGCGCCAAGGGCAACGCCTTTGGTCCGCGCGGCGTCATTCCGTTCGACCGGGGCGGGATCTTCTCGCAGCCGACGCTGTTCCCCTTCGCCGCCGGCACGGGCCTGATGGGCGAGGCCGGGCCCGAAGCGATCATGCCCCTGCGGCGCGGTCCGGGCGGCCGGCTGGGCGTCGAGGCCCGCGGCGGCGGCGGGATGTCCACATCGCGGATCGAGCAGCTACTGGAGGCCATCGCCGCCAAGAACACGAGCCCCCAGGTGGTCGTCGTGCAATCGAAAGAGGAGATCCTCAACGTGATGCGCAGTCGCCGCGGCCGCGAGGTGATGATGGACACGCAGCAGAAATATGGAGGCCAGTGATATGGCGGTACACCAGGAAGGCTTAACGCAGATCATGGCGACGTATTTCGGCAAGACCGTCACCGCCCCGGCGACGTTGTATATTTTGCTGGTGACCGATGTGGCGATCGCCGCCGACGCGGCCCTGGCCGATCTGACCGAGGTAACGGGCACCGGCTACGCCCGGCAGAGCCTGACCAACGGCGCCGCCGCCGTCACCGGCGCCGAGTGCGGCAGCGACGACTGGCAGATCACGCTGGACACCGTGACATTCACCGCCACCGGCACCTGGACGACGGCCCAGCAATGGGTCCTGGCCACTAGCGCCGACAATAGCGGCAAACTGATCGCCGCCAACGTCCTGGACGACGGCGCCACGACGCTGGAAGACGGCGGCTCGCTCGATGTCACCGCCGTGATTCAGGGGGCCGGCTGATGGCGAACGATTTTTCCGGCGATGCGAACGCCGTGGCCTTATACAACTTTGAGGTTGCAGTAGGGGCAGACGGCATAAGTTCAAATACGATGACTGCGTTTGGAATCGTACAAACGGGTGCGCATAGGGAGGGAGAATACGGCGCTGCGTGTGTGGCACATAGCTACAGGCTGTACCGGGCGGACGCGGATCTGGCCGCTGGGTTTCCTGGTAAATCGGGAACATCGAGCCGAACATTCTCTATCTGTGGATGGCAATACGTAGCGAATACAACGGCATATACTCAGTATTGCGTTAGCAAATGGGGTCAAACATCGGACCAGCGAGGCTATTTGGTAGCAGTCGATGTCGACGATCACTTCGTTCTCCAAATTGGATACAATAGTGGGGCGAGTGCCGAGACTGCCGTTCATACTGGAGTAACCGTCACAGGCGGGCAGTGGTATCACTATGGAGTCACCCACGACGATGCTGGAGCTTGGCGGATTCGTGTCTGGGACGAAGACGGTGCCGCCGTGAGTGAGTCGACCGGTACGATGACGGAGACCATGTCTATAGAGGACGCCACATTTAATATATTTGGCGGTTCAGATAATACGAACGGGTGCATTGGATGGGCCGATGAAATAGTGATCTTCGACGACGTCCTGACCCCCGCCGAGATCGACGCGATCCGGCTCGGGGCCTATCCCCCCCCAGCGGTTCCCACCGCCGCGACCGATCCCTCGCCGGCCGACGAGGCGACCGAGGTCGATGTCGCGACAGAGATGAGCTGGACCGACGGCGGTGGCGCCGTTACGTTCGATGTTTATCTATCGACCGACGATACGATCGCCGCCGGCGACCTGGTCAGCGACGACCAGGCGGCCGCCAGCTACGATCCGCCGACGAATCTGCTGGCCGGGACGACCTATTACTGGCGCATCGATTCGACCAACGGCGGCGGCACGACGACCGGCACCGTCTGGAGTTTCACCACCCGGATCCAGCCGGCAGTGGTCTATTTCTCGACGCCGACCGGGACCACCACGGCGGTCCAGGGCATCCTAGCGTCCCTGCCGGCGCACTGGCCGGTGTCCGAGCGGCTGGAATGGAATACGGGAATCCTGACGGCCGCCGACGGCAGCGAGCAGCGGCTGGCCCGCCGCCGACCCCCACGCCAGATGATCACCTATGAGTGGGTCTGCCGCGACCGGACGCAGAGCCAGATACTGGAGACGATCCTGCACCGTTGGCTGCATCGCTCCTGGTTCGTGCCGATCTGGCCGGAGGCCGAGCGGCGGGCCGCCGCCCTGACGGCCGGGGCCACCGAGATCGCCATCGATACGCGCTACGCCGATTTTCGCGCGGCCAGTCGGGCGGTGGTCTATTCCGATCCGGACCACGCCGAGGTGGTGCGGATCGCCAGTAAGACCGACGACGCCCTGACGATCGCCCCGGCCCTGGCCGGCACCTACCCGGCCGGCCAGTGGGTGATGCCCTGCCGATTGGGCTATCCGATCGCGCCGGCGATTCGCCAGCGCTACACCGGCGGCGGCGCCCTGGTCGAATTGACCTACGCGGTGACGGATAACACCATCGTCACCGGCCACACCGCCGCCCTGAGCTATGGCGGCTACGAGGTCGTGACCGACCCCGCCTGGCTGACCGAGGAGGTATTCGGCGAGCGTTACGACGGCGGTGTCACGATCGTCGATTCGGGCCTGGGCAATCTGAAACTGGCGCCCGGATCGCGGCACTTCAATATCGTTACCCAGGACTACGGGCGCCGCCACGCCGACAAGGCCGCCGCCTGGGCGACGCGGCAATGGCTGCACGCGATCAACGGGCGGCAGACGGCGTTTTTGGTCCCGACGTTCCAGGCCGATTTTCTATTGACGCGGGCCGTCGCCCCGGCGGACGTGACGATTTATGTCGCCAATCGCGGCCGGGCGGCCCGGATGGGTGTAAACGCATTGCGAACCTACCTGGCGTTCCGCCCGGTCGACGCTACGCTGATCCCGCGGCAGATCACCGGTATGGCCACGATCAGTACCAGTGAGGAGACGATGACCCTGGCGGCGGCGCCCGGGGCCGCCTTCGCCGCCGGCACGACCCTCTGCTGGGTGGACCTCTGCCGGCTGGCCAGTGATACGGCCGAGTTCCAATGGCACGCCCCCGGCCGCAGCCTCTGTGATCTACCCCTGGTGAGGGTGACGCAATGACGATCTGGGCCGATGAAATCTCCGTCGCCGCCAGCCAGCCGATCGAGCTGATCGATATGGTCTGCGGCCTGGTCCACTGGCGCCAATGCTCCGGGCCCGTCTCGACCGACTACGGCGGGTATACCTATACCGCCATCGAGGGCCTGACGCTCGGGGAGATCGAGGACGATACATCGTTCCTGCGTCAGTGCCTGGAGATCACTACCGACTGGTCCAATCCGTTCGTGCGGCAGTACCCCGGCACGCCGCCCGAGGGCCTGGTGACGATTACCGTCTATCGCTTGCAGGGCGACGAGTCCTCCACCTGGTGGAGCGGCTACGTCGCCGCCGTCCGCCGCCAGGCCGACCGCAGCGCGACCATCAAGTGCACCGCCTCCCGCGCTGAACTCGGCACCGGGGCGATGTGCCTGCGCGTCAGTCGGCAGTGCCAGGTGCCGGTGTACTCGGAACTCTGCGCCGTGACGCAATCGGCCTACGAGGTCGTCGGCGTCGTCGATTCGGTCGACGGCGACACCATCACATCCAGTACGTTCGCCGATTACGAAGACGACTATTTCACCGGCGGACCCATCGACCTCGGCGGCTACCAGCGCATGATCGTCAGTCACACCGGTATTACCGCGATCCTCTCGACGCCCGTGCCCGGCCTGGCGGTGCTCATGCCCTGGACGGCGGCCCCCGGCTGCGACCACACGATCGCCACCTGCGTGACGCGCTTCGCGAACTGGGCCAACTATCGCGGCTTCACCAATCTGGCCGAGCAGTCGCCGTTCCGAACGGGGGTGCTTTGATATGTTCTACTGGATATTTATCCAGGCGTTGAAGGTCCTTTTCGTGATGGCCCTGGCCTCGGCGCTGAGGCCGAAGCCGCCGAAGCCGCCGAGTTCGTCGCTCGACGATATCCAAATTGCCACCACCGGCGAGGGCCAACCGTTCGGCATTGTATTCGGCATCCCGGCCCGCATTCGCCACACGCATATGATCTGGTACGGCAATCTCAATACCGAGCTGAAGTATTTCAGCGGCCAGCCGGTGGCGACGTTCTACCGGCTCTCGATGCTCCTGGTGCTCAGTCGGAGCGGCGTCGACGGCGTCCAGCAGATTTGGTATAAGGACAAGTGCATCTGGCCGACCCTCGAGGATAGCACCGCCTCGGCCGACGATGACACCACGGCGGTGACGATCGACGCCCGCCACTGCTTCGGCGGCTGGCGGCGCGACGGGGGGATCTCCGGGTCGGCCACCGTCTTTTACGGCGCCCCGGACCAGGCGGTTAGTGACGAGCTGTTTTACGTCCACTCTTGCGTGCGCGGCTACGCCACGTCGGATGAACGCCACATCTCACCGCCCTGGACCAAGATCACCTGCGCGGTGTTCGCCGACTACGACGACGATTATTTCACCGGTGGAACGCTGCTGATCAACGGTGAGACCTCGGCGATCACCGCCCACACCACCGACACTGTAACCATCAATCGCCACATCGGCATTATCGAGTGGTACGCCACCGGTCTGGTGGGCGGCCACCCGTTCGAAGCGATGCCGCCGGCCAGGCCAGCGCTAGAGATATCGGCCAATCGCGGGGTCCTCTCGCTCTGGTTTGACGATGTGTACTGGGGCATATCGCCCGTCCTGGGCGATGTGAGCGTCGTGCTGAAAGCGACGCAGCAACTGACCGACTGCACCGAGCAATGGTACGTGGCGAAGGCCGATATCAACGGCGGCCTGAACCCCGCGCACATCCTGCGCCAATGCCTCAGCGATTCGACGTGGGGCGAGGGTCACGCCGCCGGCGACTTCGGCACCAGTTGGGCCACGGTGGCCGATACGCTCTATACCGAGGATTTCGGCCTGTCGTTTCACTACGCTCCGGAGCCGGGCAACCTGCAGGAATTCGTCGAGCTGATCGAGCAGCACATCGACGGCTACCTCTGGCGCGACCGCACCACGGGTAAGATCGAGATCGGCCTGGCCCGCGCCGATTACGCGATCGGCGATCTGGAGGTCTTCGACGAGGGCGACTTCGAAATCATCGACTGCCCCACGCCCGCCTGGGGCAATGTCACCGGCCGCGTGGTGCTGCGCTACGGCAATCGCTATTGGCCCGACTCGCCCAAGACGGTGACGTATGATGATGTCGCCGTGCAGGCCAAGCAACTCGGACGCGTGGTCGAGCAGTTCGTCGATCGCCCCGGCATCTTCGACGATGCCCTGGCCGCCACCGTCGTCAATCGCCTGGGCCGCCAACTATGCCGCCTGACCACGCCGATCACCCTGCGGGCCAAGCGGACGATGGGCGGGCTGCATCGCGGCTCGGTGGTCAAGATCACCTACGACGATCCCGACCTGACGATCACCTCGATGGTCATCCGCGTGACGAGTATCAACTATGGCAAACTGGGCGCCGACTACGTCGAGATCGAGGCGGTCGAAGATGTCTGGTCGACGGCGTACAGTATTTACGGCACACCCCCGGCCAACGGCTGGGTGCAGCCCTACACGGCGCCCGATGCCCCTGCTGAGGTCGACGGCGAGCTGGCCGGGGCCCCGACGATCGAGAGTGCCTCGTGCGGGATCGGCACGACGGGTGCGGCCGCCGGCGCCCCGACGATCGCGGGCACGTGCAGTACCCCGGAAGTGAGTTCGCCATCGGCCAGTCCATCGCACAGCGTCTCGTCGTCCGAATCGGCCAGTGTCTCGGCCTCCGAATCGTCGAGTGCGTCACCGTCGGGGCCGAGCAGTTCGGTTTCGTCGAGCGAATCGGCCTCCGAATCCTCGAGCGCGTCGGCCTCCGAATCGGCCAGCGAATCGGCCAGCGCATCGCCGTCGGAATCATCGAGCGCGTCACCATCCGGGCCCAGCAGTTCCGAATCGTCCAGTGCCTCGGCCTCCGAATCGTCGAGTGCGTCCCCGTCGGGGCCCAGCAGTTCGGCATCGTCGAGCGAATCGGCCTCCGAATCCTCGAGCGTGTCGGCCTCCGAATCGGCCAGCGAATCAGCGAGCGCATCGTCGTCGGAATCATCGAGCGCGTCACCATCCGGGCCCAGCAGTTCCGAATCGGCCAGTGCCTCGGCATCCGAATCCTCGAGTGCGTCACCGTCGGGGCCCAGCAGTTCGGCATCGTCGAGCGAATCAGCCAGTGCATCGGCTAGCGAATCGCCGAGCGAATCGGCCAGCGCATCGTCGTCCGAATCATCGAGCGCGTCACCATCCGGGCCCAGCAGTTCCGAATCGGCCAGTGCCTCGGCCTCCGAATCCTCGAGCGTTTCGTCGTCGGAATCAGCGTGACCGGTGGCCGGCGCTAGAGAACAACCACTAGGGCAGCTTGAAGGGACATTATCATGGCAGCAGAAACCGGAGCCTTTTGCACCGAGGGCCTGCAGTACATCATGGAGGCGGCTTTCAGCGAGGAACAGACCCCGCCGGCGAATTTCTACGTGCTTCTAGTGACCGATGCCGCCGTCGCCGTGGGCCAGAACCTCGCCGGCCTGACGGAACTGAGCGGCAACGGCTACGCCCGCGTGGCCGTCGCGAGCAACGATACCGACCTGACCGGTGCAACCGACGGCGCTGCCGGCTGGCAACTGACCACCAAAGAGGTGACATTCACCGCCGACGGCGGGGCATGGTCGACGGCCAAACATGCGTGTCTGGCCACCACGACTGACGACGCGGGTAAGCTGATCGGCTACATGGAGATCAACGGCGCCACCGGGTGGACCCTGGCCGACGGTCAGCACATCGATATCGCCATGGTTCTGATCCAGCCGGTTCCGGCGTAACCGTTCATCCCCCGAGGACGCAATGATGGAAGACAGCGAGCGCTACACCGAAATATGCAAGCATGAGTTCGCCGAACTCAAGGCAGGGAATACCGAGATCCTAAATGTGCTCAAGGGGACCAACGGATCTATCGGCCTCTGCGAGCGGGTGCGCGCCAATGAGCGGTTCCGCGCGATGATCGTCCGCATCGTCGGCGTTATCGGGGGCGCGGTCCTGATCCAGGTGATCCTGGCGGTCGTCCAGTGGTTCCGGGCCGGGCCGCCGCCGCCTTAGAGAGATGAGGAGGCAAGTGATATGGACGCCGACGCAATTACCGAGCAAGCCGTGGCCCGCCGCAAGGTGTTGGCCGATCTAATGCACGAACTGCTGGACATGCAGGGCGACGGGGCCCAATTGGAGGCCCGCCTAGCCGCCTGGACGAAGCGCTGGACGGCCGCCTATTGCGAAATAGACGATGCGTTGGATGCCGAATGATTGGCCATATAATCGACGAACGACCAGTGAAAGTACGCGTTTACCGCCCAACTGCACTGGAATTCACTCATCTCGTATTGCATGGCTTCTTGAACATCCGTGATGACTGATCGAAAAGGTTCCCATGCCTTTGCATATTGATCGGCCGGGAAACACTGGGTAAAGTCAACACCGGTGCGGGGCGCATCAGCCAGGATAAGCCGCCGCCATAATTCCTCGCCCACGGTATTATATTTTTCTGAAAAAGCCATACACACTCCTTTTCCATTTCACGGCTCACAAATCGATCGTCACACCGCCGAAGCGTTCCCTGTATATAGGTCGCCCCTGGAGCGGCAGTTGTAGGGTTACTCCCCGAACAGTTGGTGGCGCTGATGCGGGGTCAGTTGGTGCCGGCGATGGCTGACGATCCAGCCGGTGGTGACGCCCAGGCCGAACAGGGCGACGGCGGCGACGATGGCGGCGGCGGCGATGAGTTGGCTGGTCATGATCATGGTACGCTCCCTTCGCTTGAGTTTGCAGGTTTCTGTTTCAATCCGATCTCTATCATGCGGCGGGCGAATTCGCTGCGGCCGATATCCTCACCGGTCCGTTTGCGCAGCGCCGTCGCCGCCGCCTCGATCCGGTCCGCCAGAGCCGGCGGAATCCGTAATAGCATCGCTTTGTTCTCGGCCATCGTCACTCCGTTTTCAATGGTCTCTATCTCTCAGTCGATCCAGATCAGCGCGCTAAACAGGGCGGCGATCAGGGCCAGCGTGGCGGCGATCCGCCAGGATGGAATCCGTCTGCCTCTATAGGTCAGCATCATTTTACAGCCCTCCGCTATCTCGGATGGCCCCGCCCGGCGCGGCGGATGGCGCCCCGAGGCGCGCGGGCGGGACCGGGGAATGTTACTGCTTCGGCTCGGCCGCGGCGATAGCGGCGTGGGCCTCCACGGATCCGGAATCGTCCCAGATGCGAATCAGCCCGGCCTTGGTAGTGCGGTCATACTCGATCACGTCGGCAGGGTCCACGAGCCGGGAATGAGTTTCGCTCGGGTGGTCGGTGACAAAATGCACCCGCCAGCGTTCGAGGCCGTTGGTGGCGGGATCCTCGAACTGGCGCAGATCGGCCGCACCCTCGAGATGCAGTTTCGTAATTGGGTCTTGGTAGACATTGATAAGCGTGTGCGGTTTCATGGCGGTTTCCCTTTCATCCGGCCCCGGGGGGCATTAACGTGTATACTCTATATATAGATATACGCGGTATACACAGATATGTCAACGAAAAAATGGGGGAAAATCAGCCTCCGTCCGAAAAATACATAATTCTCCGCGGATTGCGCTTGACAATTCGGGGGTCCGGCCGTATGTAGGGGACAGTTAAAAGACATAGACGGTGGAGTCTGAAATGGAGTATAGATCACACACCCTTGAAAACACGCGGCGGCGGGGCGATATGGATCGTTTCAGCCGCCCCCTGCAGTTCATCCTGGGCGCCCCTCCATCGCAACGTGGCTCCACCACCTATCCGACCAAGGGCGCCCATTTTTTCGACACCCACCCGCAGATCCACGGCACGGATGCCGACCGTGGCACGGATGCTCGAAC